ATTTAAAGAGTTTGGTGATGTTAAGTGGGAAGCAGTAGCTAAAGGTCTAGTTGGTATTACAGGCCTAATAGTTGTAATGAAACTGCTTGATAAGGGCACAATGAGTATGATCAAGGGTGCTGCCGCCCTTACTATTATGTCAGGTGCATTATTCTTAGCTGGTAAGGCATTCCAACAATTTGCAGAAGTAGATTGGAAGGCATTAGCAGTTGCCGCTGTTGGCATTGCTGGTCTTGCTGGTGCATTATTACTTCTTGGACCACTACTTCCAGGTATTGCTCTAGGTGCTGTATCTCTTACAGTAATGAGTGCCGCACTAGCTGGCTTTGGTGCTGCCATCCAAGTTGTGGCAGCAGGTCTACCAGCAATTACACAGTTTGTCCAAACATTAGCATCGATAGATGGCACAAAACTATTATCAGCTGCCGCAGGCATTACTGCTGTTGGTGCAGCATTGGCAGTATTGGGCGGTGGTCAAGTAATCCAGGCATTAGGCAACTTTGTATCAGGTATTCTAAGTTTTGGTAAGGAAGACATCTTTACAAAACTAACAAAACTAGGTGAAGTGGCTGGTGATCTGAACCAACTACCATCTACAATTGAGGCACTAGGTAAGCTCTCAAACTTCAAGGTCTCAAATGACTTTATGAAGAATGTTGATAAACTATCAGCTGGTCTAAAGAAGATTGCTGAATCAGCTAAAGGCTTTGAGAAGACAGGTGATTCATTAACAGCTCTTGCTAAGATTGCAGAGGTAATGAATAAGCCAGCTCCTGGTGGTGCTCAGGCACCAGGTAAGTCAGGTGCTGCTCCAGGCCAGCCACCAGCTGCCGGTAAGCCAGTAGCTGCTCCAGGCCAAGCTGCTGCCCCTGTCCAGGCTGCTGCAAAACCATATAGCCAACAGGACATACAAAAACAAGAACAATTAGTTGCTCAGATGGAGAAGTCTGGTAACAAGTCTGGTGCTTCATCTGCTCGTGCAAGATTACAAAACATGCAGAGTCAGAATAAGCAAGCAGATACTGCTGCTCAGATGACACCAGAACAAAGACGAGCTGTTGCTGAAGGTAAGCCTGTTCGAGCAGTACCAACAGCACCACAAGGTACAGCAATGAATGCTGACTCACAAAAAGTTGCTGCTGCTCAAAGTGGTGGTGGTACTGGTGGTGGCCAGACAAATATTGTTGCTCCACAATCCTCAGTAGTCAATGCACCTCAGTCTCAGACAGTTAATGCACCTTTAAGTGCCTATGGCATCTTTGGTGGTAGAGTTAGCGCCCCACAACAAAAATCAGCAGCATTCTAAAATAAAAAAGGGGGCCAGTTTCCTGGCCCCCAAAACATCACTATGGAACGCACTCCGTGCTTATAAGTGACGTTTATTCTTCAGCTAACTTCTTAAAGAAGTTTGGAAGATCATCTTCCGAATCAGAAGGCGTGAATGCCTCATCATCAGAATTCCATGCTTCCTTTTCCTGCTTGGCAGGAGCCGCCTTAGGACGGTAGACAGGAGCATCCTCTTCCTCTGCTTCTTCTTCAATAGCACGAGACATTGGAGCCGACTGACCAAGGGACTTAGCCAAACGGTTGGAGAGATCAGCGTAGGCCTTAAACTCCTTCTTATCAGTAAAGCTGGCAAGCGAATGCTCGCTCTGCCAAATCTTCTCGAGCTTACCATCATCATCAAGTAGTGCAGCTGGACTATCGAACTCAGACTTATCGTAGTTGCGGTAGCCTTCGACCTTACGAATCTTCAACTTGAAGTCAGCACCTTCCCACATATCAAAGGGATTGACTGCCTTCTCATCCTCAAACTCAGGATACATTGCGTTGTTGATTTTGTCATAGATCTTCTTGCCATACTTGTATAAGAATACCTTACCTTCGTTAGAAGGATTGGCTGGATCACGAACAACGTAGATATTAGAAATGAAATTTAGCTTTCGCTTACGCTCAGAAACAATCTTCTTATTGGAATCGACGCCACTGTTCCAAAGCTTAGTGTTCTCTTCACAAGCAGGACACTTCTCATTAAGAGTAGTTGGGCAGTTCTCAATGAACCAGCCACCTGGACCCTTAAAGCCATGTGAAAAGACTCGTACGAAAGGATTGTCTTCACCAGCAGGTGCTGGGAGGAAACGAATAACGGCGAAACCGTTACCAGCTTGGTCTACTCCAGGCTGCCAGAAACGATTGTCCTCGTTACTGCCACCCTGCTTCTCGTTGAGCTTCTCAACAGCCTTTGCTAGCTTATCGAAGTCGCTCTTACGACCTTGCTTCAATTGATTAAATGAACTTGCCATATGTATTCTCCGTATTAAATATATTAGTGTATAGAACGTATTCACAAACAATCATAATATACACTATTTATCTTACCACTATAACTCAAAATAGTCAACAGTTATTTTCTTAGTTTTTTGTTTGTCAAACCTAACGAATGGTTTGTACTTTACGAGCTTGTTATGTTCAACTGGCCATACTGCTGGGTCCAGAATCTCCTTTTCCCAATAAGGGAAGAAGTTCAATTGGGAATTTAGCAAGATTACAGTTTCTGGATAAATAGTATTCCCAATGAGAAGTTTTAGTAGTTTAGGATGCTGGCCATTGACCACTCTTAGCGATTCGTCTATATCATTTGATAACTTCTTTAGGTCTTCCTGGAATGTATAAGATATAGAGTCCTGTCTCTTCTTCCAACGAAGATAAACATCCTCGCTCATCTCAGCGTTTACTATGTCTCCGATCCACGCATTAGGGTCATCAACAAAGTTAGATACAAGAAGACCAATAGGATCACTATGTTTCTGAAGCTTCGAAAAGAAATACTTGTCCTTCCGAACTTCAAAAGCAGTGAACTGAACTTTGACTTTGCCATTGTATTTAAAGAAGTCGTAACTAGTGTGGAAGTGATTCTTGATTGCCACGTAAAGTTGATACGCTTCGTACGGACTTTGCAGTTGCATCTGTATACCACTTAGGAGGTGTTGTAAATCGCCAGCGAGCAAATTTTGACTTGCTACCGATATAAAAGTTTCTATAGGCCTTCACTGGGTCTGCATCTTTGTATTGATCTGGCATTGCCTGAACGAACGGATGGTTACCAAGTAATCTTGAGCCAGCTGTATAGTTAGGAATGTTCTTAGGAGCACCAACACCAATAAGGTATTCAAGTATACTGTGGCAGGCATGTGTCTTCTTGTACCGCTTTGTATACTCGTGGCTAAGAACGAGAGTGTGGGTCATTAGCCACTCATAGTGAATAACATCTTCTCTGATCCAAATGTTACAAGGGTGCTTGAAGTGGACAGCATGATAGAGTTCTCTATCACGACCATCATCCAGACGATAGCGAGGAACATTCCTCTTACCAGATACAGAAGGTGCAATCTCCATCTTACCATCTAGCACTCTATGGCAAGTGGATAGCATCTGAGCACCCTCTGTGACCATCTTAACAACATGCTGGTCACATAGCATCTCAGCTGCTACGGTGGGATTACGGTCTACAATAAAAATATTCATGAGTGTATTATACTACATTTCTTTAGGAATGGCAAATCCAAACTGGTAGACAATTCTGTTTTCAGGTCCTGCTATTGGTAATGTGTAGTGAAGATTGGTAGTTGCACTGAATGACCAAGCGTCACCTTTACCAATATCATATGATGTGTCTTCAATAACTGGATTATACGACACATCAGTTCCTCTGTCAACTACAATATTAAATCTATAGTTAATCTTGTTTTGCCAATCTGGGTTCGTATAGATGTCCCTATGCTTGTGGATAAAGCCACCTGGCTGAATATAAGAAATTAGAATTCCCAGTCGGGGGTCAATACAACCATGAGGTATACCTAGTGTGGAGAGGATTCGCAGATAAAAATTATTAATTTCATTTGTGTAGTATGCACCATAGTGATCTGACTGTGGGGCTCTTTTAAGAATCAGAAGCCATCTCTTTGGATAGTTATGGTTGGCATAAAAATGACCACTTTCAAAAAGAGTATCTGCATACTGTTTTAAATGCAGTCTCTCGCTTTCACCTATATAGTTTCTATAAACCTTAGGTTCCAGATCCACACTATAACCCGTTACTGTTTCCAACTAGAAGCTTCATGTCATTATCATATAGATCGAATGTACGGTCTTTCTCTTCCCAATATTCTTCTATTGCTCTCTTGGCAAATTCCATCTCAACATACTGGCCAAGAATCTTTTCTTCTGTTGCATTAATAGGAATCTTAGCACCCCAGATAATTGTATGTGCATAGTTATAGACCTGGCCAACAACTAAGCCATTGTCTACCTGGAAGTAGTAGTGATTGTTCTTGTCAACACAACGCCATTGCCGTTTCATATCAATCCCAAAGACCGTCATAGTACTTACCAAATAGCTTAAAGCCATTCTTCATACGGTCATGATGTGCCTTCAGCCCTTCCATATCCGTTTTGAATGTGTGCTTTGGACCAGGGACAAGTTGACTGTACTTGGAACCCTTAGG